ATCTTTCGGTCGAGCGTCTCGACCACACCGTTAGGCTTGTCGTAGACCGCAATCGGCGCACTAGCCCCAGGCTCTAGGATCAGCCGCGCGTTGTGATAGCTGATCGCGCGACCGGACGGGAGTTCCATACGCAGTGCGACCGCGTCGCGCACGAACGTCGCGTTCGTGCAAAAACCACGCCCGATGGGGACGGTAACAGCGCGGCCGGGTTGATCCAGCGCCATCAACGTCGCGAACTCCAGGCACGACCACCACGTCGAAAGGGCTGGGTGGCTCTCGCGGTAGGTCCAGACGATCTTTCGCCGCAGCTCTTCGGGGAGTTCTAGCCCATAGGCTTTGGCCATGTTGTCGAGCGCGCCATCGCCGCCGCCAAATTGGAGACTGAGCCGCGTAATTTTGCCGATCTGCCGCTGATCGCTCGTCACCGCGTCGGCGTCGGGCAGGTCGAAAATCGTCGCGGCCTCGACCTTGTAACCATCGATCCCTTGCTCGTACTCGACCAGCATGCCCTCGTCGTTGGCGAGCCAAGGGCCCTTGCGCGCCTCGATGCCGGACAGGTCGGCAACGACCAGAACGCATCCGGGAGTTGTAGCGCGGAACAGATGGCGCTGCGCGTCGGCGAGGGCCGCCAGCGGTGGGCCGACCTCTGGGCGTGAGAGATAATCGTAGTCGCGACGGCGCGCGGCGTCGAGATAGGTGATCGTGTCTTGCAGTTTTCGACCTGGACGCGGGCGCGCAACGTTAAGTAGCTGCACGTCACCGCAGCCCATCGCCGTCGACCGACCCGATAGCGCTCCGTGATAGACCGTACTGTGACACATCCGTCCATTGACGTGCGCTCGCAAGATCGCGTCGTGTTTCTTTGGCGCGCGACTGGCGTCCAGCCGCAGCGTCAGCACGTCGCGCAGTACCTCCGGCACGTCGTCGCGCGTCAGCAGCGCTTTGACCGATTCGCGACCGGCTTCGTCGAGTTCCGCCCCTAGACCCGCGGCAAAGGACTGGATCTGCTTGATAACCGACGTCGTCAGGATCTTGCCTTGCGTCGCGGTCTCGACTTCGAAATCGATCATCGCTTGCGCGAGCTGCGCCATCTCGGCCATACCTTCGGCGGCCTCGACATCTACGCCGAATCCGCGCATGTTGATCTCTAGGTCGAGCTGCCAATACAGCTGCTCTTGCGGCGGCATCGGCTGAGTGGCCTCCCACAGCGCGACCATCACGTCGGTGTCGAGTAACGCGTATTTGTACGTGCGGGCAAATAGCTCGGGATGCGTGGCCGGTGACCAGTCCGGATTATGCATGAGCTCTTTCATCGCCGCGGCGCCCTCGCGATCTTTCTGGAGCGGCAGTCCTAGCGCTTCAGCGGCGCGGCCTAGACCGCCAGGCAGGCCGTTATAGCGCGCACGCGCTGCACTGCACTGCACCTGACCGCGGAGATTGAGTTGCGGCAAGTCTGTCTTGACCCAGCGCGGGAGGACATCGTTCCACATGAGCGCGTCGAAGGCGGCGTTATGCGCGATGAACGTCTTACCGGCTGCGATGTGCGCCAGTAGCTGCCGCGGGATAGGCTGACCTAACTCCCAAAGATCGGCCTGCCGCATTCCAGGCAGCACGAACGTAAAGCAATAGGGCTTAGTCGTCGGGCACGCCAGATAGCGCGCCAGGCCGTGGGCCTTGAGATCGGTTTTGCTCGCGGCTTCGAAGTCGAGAAAAAGTCCCTCGCGTTGCGTTTGCATAGATGTCATCCCGTGGGTATTACGCATATACTACACTATTGCCAACAGACCGCAACCCCGGGACTATATCTTGTAGTCGTCGAACACAAGGCCCTCGCGCCGCAGCTTCTTGATGATGCGGCGCCCGATCAATTCGGTATCTTCCGAATCGCAAAAATACCACGCGTTAGCCCCGCCGGCTGTCTGGCGATTTTCGATAAAACCGGCCCGTGCGAGTGCAGTTAGCTGTCGCCGAGCGTACGGCAGACTGCACCCGGCCACCTCTGCGTAGTCTTCGGCGAAAAAAACGTGTGCGCTAGTTCCGTGGGGGTCGGTTTGCGGGTGGCAATGTACCGTCGCACGGTCGGACCAGCATAACGCCTGAGGTACACCCATTCGCTGCGCTTGGCGGCACTAATTCGTGCGTTGTGTTTGAGCTCCACAAAATCGTACATTTCGGACATGGCTTAACTCCTAGTGGGTGTTCGTGGGTGTTACGATTATGGTACAGTAAGTGTCTGTGTCTGGCAATCAGGCCCCGTAGGCCGGGTCGTACCGAAACGACTGTAGCTGCCCGTCGCGGATAAATTGCAGCTGCGTGAGCCACACGATCCCGTCCATACCTTTGGTGAGCGTTAGCTCGACCGGCTGAGGGATCGTGTCTCGCTGCAACAGCACGCGGTGCGGCTCGCTCGGCAATTTGCGCCCTGTGGCCACCTCGAAGTATTTGCGCGCCTGGGCGAAGAAGCGGTTGTCGGCTGTCTTGCGATCAAAGTCGAGGCGCAGCGTCCGTACGCCGCCGCCATCGGTGTGGAAGTCATAGACAAGCACGCTATTACCGTGCGCGCGACACTCGGTGTGGACCACGGCAAAGGACTTGGACTCCACGCACAGATCGTCGGCGAGTATGATGCTCGACTCGTCGTGCATGTCGTAGCTGTCGCCGATTCCGGAAATAGGGTCGCGAGGCGCAGGTTTTTGCGCCTGCGTGATATAGCCTTGGCGCGGGCGTTGACAGTTGCGGCACGTCATGTGCTCGGGATCGTTGAGATAGCCGCAGCCTGGCGTATTAACGTCGAAGCCCGCGAGCCTCAGTACGACGCGCAAGTCACGCTCTTCGATCTCGGGGCTCGGCGCGGGAAAACGGATGCCGCTTTTTTCGCGCTGCGCCCCTTTACCGGGCGATTCGAGAACCTGCGCACTGCATTCCCAAAGTCCCGCGCGGCTATCGGCTTGCTCTAGGTCGGCATTGATCGCGCCCAGGCGAGCAAAGTTGCCGCCCGCATCGAGTACGAGGCAGTCCTCTTTGCCACTGTAGGGGCGAAACCCACGCCCGACGATCTGACGAAATAGCACGTGCGACCGCGTTGCGCGTACGATCACCAGGGCGTCGACGTGCGGCGCGTTAAACCCGGTCGTCAGTGTCGCTACGGATACGATGTGACGCGTTTCCTTGGCGAGGAATTCGCGCACGCCTTCAAGTCGCTCGGACTTATCGAGGTCGCCATAGATCAGCGTTACCGACTCGCCGGATTGCTCGAGGCAATCGCGGATCATGCGCGCGTGGGCGACGTTGACGCCAAACCACATCACGTGCTTGCGCTCGCCGAGATTTGCTAGGCCGACGTCGACGACCTCGCCGGTGATCTTCATCGCTGCGGTCGCCAACTGCGCCTCGTCGAAATCCTCGCCAGACGTCTTGACGCCGTCTAAGTCGATCTGGGGAAATCGTACCGTCGGCGCGGTAATCGGCGTGATGTAACGCTCGCGGATGAGGCGATTAAAATTTCGGCCCGTCGTGAGATCGTACGCTTTAGAGGTAAACAGCCCGCATTGCGAGAGCGGTACGACCTTAACGCCCTTCATGCGAAATGGCGTCGCGGTCAACGCGATGAAGCGCACGCGCGGGTTGACCTCGCGTAGCCCCTCGACCAGTGTGCGCACGGATTTGAGCGACAGGTCGAAGCCGTGGGCCTCGTCGACGATGCAATAGTCGATCTGGCCAAACCGCCGGACCTGCCGCCATACGGATTGCGGCGTGCCGAAGGTGATCTTGCGCTGGCGATCCTTGCGCCCGAGCGACGAGCAGTAGACACCGATTCCCGCCGATAGCGTCGCCGAGAGGTACTCGCGCGCCTCTTCGGTGTTTTGCGTGACAAGCTCTTGCGAGGGCGCGAGCACCATCACGCGCGCCTCCGGCTGCCGTGCAATCAGTGCCTCAGTGAGCGCTGCGGCGACGAGCGACTTGCCGCCGCCAGTGACGATGGCCGCGATAGGATGTGTGTTGTGCGCCGTTTGCAGCGCCGAAATAACGGCGTCGACGGCGTCGCGCTGGTACCAGCGTAGTGTCTTCTTCGTCATTGTGGGTGACCATGGTGAGTGGCGTATCGCGTACGTTACACGATTGCGTCAGATTGCACAACTTAATTCGAAAAAAAAGCCGCTGAGCGATCAGCGGCTTTGTCCGTTACGGTCTGCGCATCTTGGAGTCTGTCCAATCGACCGTGATCGGGTTGATCGCCTCCGCGCGTACGCCGTACCAGGCCCAGACGCCGCTAGGATGGATGTAGGGTTCGGCATCGTACCAGTACCATACGCCGTTGTAATCGCAGGCGGCGTACTGCGCCCAGTCCGGTGCGTCGTCCCAATCGGGTATCACGGACGCGTCTCCAAGGTGTCTAGTGCGCGTGGCGGGTAGTTCCTTGCCAGGTCTTCGCGGCCGGCGCTTGTCCACCGACCGGAGCTCACGACGTAGCGAGGGTGCTTTTCGTACCAGACCCAAGCCCCGTCGGTGTCCATTGCCAGAAAATTTGCCCACTCGGGTGCGTCTAACCAATTAGGTTTCATGATGGTCTTTCCTCTAGTGTGGTTGGCGCGACCGACGAACGCGGGATGTATTCCTCGCCGTCGCTAGCCCAGCGCCCGGTATCGACGACGTAGTGCGGTTCGACTGCATACCAGACCCACACCCCGTCGTTGTCCATAGCCAGATAGCGTGCCCACTCGGGTGCGTCTTTCCAGTCTGGCTTCATGGCCGTTCCTCTAGTGTTGTGGTGGGGTCGATACTCGGCCCTCGTGCCACTCTGGGTAATTCGTCGATGCGCCCACGGCCTTCGCACCAAAACCCGACCTGATCGTACTCCGGCTCGTGCTCGAACCAGCACCACCTGCCGTCCAGATCCATTGCGAGATATTGTGCCCAATCCGGTGCGTGTTTCCAGTCAGGTTTCATCAGACACCCCCGTTAAAGTCCGCATTTTCCCAACCCATATTATAGGCCATCTCCATGGGTCGAACTTGGTGGAGCTGCTCTGCCTCTGCACGGGCGGCTAATGCTTCTGCACTGGTCACAATATACGCAGTAGCACACCCTGCCGGGGCCGGATACCGTTGCCCAAATTCCCATTTTGCCCGCTCGGGGGCGCTCGACAAATCTGGAGTCGCTGTCTGTCGGTTGCTGATTCTATACTGCATCACTTGATCCCCGACAGCTTGTCTAGGCAATCGGCTGTAGCCGCCCGCTTGTTGTCGCGGTCGACGATAGCCCACTGAGCGATGACGTAGGCACGTGCCCAGGCCATCCAGTCGGTCGCGTCTGCGCCGGACGGCGGGTCGCCGCTATCGAGCGCTGGCGCCCTCTGACTGCAATCGGGCGCTACTGGCGCGCGCTGCCTCTCGGGCTTCCCTAGCGAGCTGCAAGACGCGAGCATCGTCGCCACCACGTACGCTACGATCAGCGTCACTACTAACCGGTGTACGAACAGGAGCACTCGGGTCAAGGTGACGAGGGATCGCAGCGACCGGCGCTTTTCCGCCGGCGACAGTGGTGCCAACCGGCGTGCTAGCGCGGCTCTGGCGATTTGCGTTGGACCGAATTTGATCGATTTCATTGGCGGCGGCCTGTGCGGATTGTGAGGTCTTTGCAGCAGCGAGGTTGACCTGCTGCTGCGTGTCTTTGGCGATTTGCTGCGTGGCGCGTTCGACTTTGATCGTTTCCCGTGCGGTTCGAAGGTCGGCCTTCGTCGTGGCGTTGCTGCTGCCGCGCCAGTACAGCAGGCCGGCAAACACGAGGACAACCAGTAGCGTCACGCCGGCGATGATAGCGCGCAGTTGTGTAATCATTCGTTGCTCCTGATGGTACGGGCGAGTGCGACCAGATCGGTCAACTGCGGCAGGTTGCGCAAGTTGTGGCGCGACTGCCACCAACTCGCAACGGTATTGTCGAGTGCGTAGACCGGCTCGGCCAGGCGCTCTGGCCAACGTTGGGAATGCTCCGGTGCGGGACCTTCCCAGCCGTTAAGTGCGCGCAGAGTGCGTGCGCAAAGATTGAGCCGGTAGTTGAGTGGCGGGCGGCGGCTCATACGATGCCTGCCAGCAGCAGCATCACGCCGCCCGCGGTCAGCGCCGAGATGAAGCCGATAGCGATGCCGATGTAGAAGTCGAAGTTGCTGTTGGCGAAATCGGCCAGAGCGTCGGTCGCGTTGTTGGTCTTGGTCTTCATGGTGTCGTTCCTCAGTTGGTGGGTGTGTTGCAGTGAGTACAGGCTATCGCCTGCGTTACGATCTGTCAACAGTTTTGTATCACCGTTCGTCGGTTTGAACAGCGGTGGGTGCCCACCCACAGACATATACTTCGGCGGGCGGAGGTGGATTGACGCGATAATAGTAGGCGAGGCTCACGACGATGAGTGCGAACCCTAGCGTCGCGCTGGCGAGGATGGCGATGACGGTTTTCATTACAAGCTCCACTCGTCGAGGGGCGGGCTATCGCGCTCGTTGCGCTCGGCTAGGTTGCGCGCGATGTGATACCGTGCCGCGGCCGCCTTAGCCTGCGTGTCGTCGTCGAGTACGTACGGGATACCCTGGTCGTACTCGACGACCTCGTTACGGTCGCTCGACGCGACGAATGTCCAGTTCATGGGAGTGTCTCCGGGTAGAAGGCGCGAACCATCTCGCCCATCCAAGGTTTGGCGAGGATCGCGCGGAAGGTGTCGTCGATCTGGGCGCGTGTGAGCCTGCGCCAGCGGCCTGAGTCCATCGGGTCGGACAGTCGATCACCGGCGCGTGTGGCGTGGGCGGTGTACTCGATCTGCGCGCCAGCGGCGAGGGCCTGGTCGAGGTCGGCGAGCGTCACGATGCGCCGTGCTGCGAGTTGGTAAGTCATTTCGCTGGACCTCTGAGCTCGTAGGACCCGTCCATATAGTCTATGCGCAACACACCTCTGCGTGGCGAGCTGACTAATTTCACTTCTTTTCCATCGATGACCGCACGCTTTACGGGCGCCGGCGGAGGTGGTAAGGCTTGACGCATCTGCCCTGGCTTGCGATGGTAACCATACGCGCCGCACAACGTGTTCAGGGTGTTGTAGGGCTGCGTTCCGGGCTCGGGGAAGATCGCCGGGTCGGACAGGTCTTGGTATTGGCCGTTCGAAAACATCACCGTGACGGCGCGAAACGACCATTGCTGGCAGTCGAACACGCCTTTGACGTACAGGAAGTCCTGATAGGACGGATTGACCGGTGTGCGCTGCCACGCTTGGATCAGCGGTCCTTGCACGATGAACGTGCGGTGGTTGATCTGAACGCCGCCGCCAATGCCGTGCCAGGAGATGTCGCTCAGCACGATGTTGGCTTCGAAGTCGTCGGTCGCCTTGACGACGTTGGCAAAGCCAAGCGCGGCAGCGGCAGCGAGAATGCAGTATCTCAGTTTCATGGCCTTAAGCTCCGTACTCGCGGTCCGCGGGATTGGGAACGCTCATGTTAGATTTCGGCTGCGACTGCTGTTTCTTGAGGATCAATTCGCGCGCTTCGCAGAGGGTCGCCATCGTGCTGTAGGGAACCGTGCCGGGCGTCGGGCGGAAGAGCTTAACCGACACGTCTTGGTAGGCGCCATACGGCAGCATGACGGTCAGAGGCAGCATCGTGGCGGACGCGCAGGACACGACCGCTTTGGAGTACAGGTACCCTTTGAACTTAGGCGCGAAGGTCCGCTGCCAGTAGGTGACCATGTCCCCTTTGAGCGTCAAGGTCGTCAGGTTGATTTCGATGTCATTTTCGATGGGCTGCCAAGCGCGGTCGATCAGGACTTTGTCGGCTTCGGAGTCCGTGGTTGCTTGCGCGGCGCCGGCGACAGACAGCGCGGCAAGAACGAGGATGTGGGCGATTTTCATGGCGTCGGTCCTATGTGGGTAGGTCGTGAAGGTTACTTGTCGAATACGCGGCAAAGTACGCCGTTCGCTCTGGCTAAATGAGAATCGGGGTCCGGAGTTTTAAGCTTCCAGTCTCCCGGTAGAACTTCACCAGTCCCCAAAACGATATTCAGAATTGCGTACTGCTGAGACCGGCAGTTGATCACGATTTCCAGGTAACCGGTCCCGTTAGCCTCAGTTGAGGACCGATACCATGCGGATATATGATGATCAACGACAAGTACCGTCGTGTAATCAATCGAAACATCCGGCGCCATGAACACGTCCCACGTGTTCGTCGTCAACAAGTAGTTAACTTCGTCTCGGCTGATCTCCCGCGCGCCGGCGGTGAACGACATCAGGGCGGCGCAAGCGAAAGCGATGGTCTTGGTCATGGTCTTCATAGTCGTAGGTCCTAGGTCAGAGTTTGGGTACGTAGTCGCGAGTGACGGGATTCAGCAGGAAGACTTCGCGGATTGCGTCGAAAGTGTAGGTCCGTTCGGTGTTCCAATCCTTGCCATAGACAGTAACGGCACCGAGCGGGAGATCTTTAATGCGAGAATACAGGGTGCAGTCCTTGCCGAGTTTTTGGAGTTGCGCTTGCGTGATCGGCGGAAGGTCCGGACGGAGAGATCGTAGCGCATCCACCGCCGCTGCGACCGACATCATCTTCGGCTGTTGGGTATCGTTCATAGTGGTCGCTCAAAAGTCGGGCTCTAGCGCCCTGGAAGATCTGCTGGCGTTATGGCGGGCCGCGTCCGACAGCTGCCGGATCGAAGCACCCAGCGCGCGCTCTGCGGTCCTCGCGGCGATGAACTTGGTCTCGACAACCTCGCCGGTTCCGTCGACGAGGTCTGCCGCGAAGTCCGAAAACCCATCGAGTGCCGCCGTAGCCGTCCAGGCCGCGTCGAGCTCGGGCCGCGACGCAAAGGCCAACTGGCCGAGTATCACGACTTCATTGTCAATCGTGTCGAACCACACGAACTGAATCTGGCCGATGTCTTCGTAAGTATTCATAATTAGACCTTATAGTTTCGATTGTTACCACTCGCCGAACCAGCGCTTCATCCGCGGGCCTTCGGAGGTTGCCGGGCGGATGCCTAGACGCGAAAACATGGCGCGGACGATGACGCCGGACTCGGACCAGCTGCGCTGGATGATGCGGGCACCGGGGCTAGTCTGCGGCATGTAGGAGTTACCCGGATCCGGTGCCGTGGCGACGATGGAGTAACGTTGATCGGGGGTTAGCATGCTGGCGGTCCTCTGGTTGGCGTGGGTGTAGATTCCCACGCCGTTACAGCGCCGTCAAGCACCTACATCACATTTCTGACACGTCGATCCTGAATGGATTGAATTGCACGACGTTGGACTGGGCCTCGACTTTAATGTCGTCCGGAGCGAGGTACTCGCGATAGATCCCGGAGGCATCGTAGGTATCCTCCCAACCGCGCATACGCAACCACGTATGAACCTCTTTGGCGTTAAACTTACGGCCGCTCGGCGTCGTGTCGAGTAGACGCCGGATGTCCGCCGACCGGATCGTGCGTCCCTGCGCGTTGATACGCAGTAGCGACTCGATGATCGGAGGCATCAAATCGTCGAGATCGGAGCGTAAAGTGCCGCGTCCTTTGCGCATCGCCTTGCCGTTGTGCGTCTTAACCAGTTCCGGCACGCTGCGAATCAGCGCGGTGTAGTCGGCTTCGCGCTGGCAAAACCGCGACTTTGCCTCCGCAAGGATTTGCGGTAGTTCTACATCCCAATCTCGCGGCGGCGCGCGGCGACACTCGACGGCGAGAAACCGTCGATTTCCCGTGTCGTCTCTGTTGAGTTCGTTTTTGTTGGCGGTGCCGAGCAAAACGAATCGACGCGGATGTTCTTCCTCGCGCCGCGAGTACGGCTTACGAAATACGTCTTGAGTGTCAGTCGTCCAGCGCTTGATATCCTCGTTTTCACGCTTACCCAGTCCGGACATCTCGCACAATTCGGCAATGGGGCTTCGCCCCGCCGCCATGAGCATGCGCCGTTCGTCGGCTGCGAACGCAACTGGAGTAGGCAGAGGCCAGCCCATACGCTGCGCTAGCTTGAGGGTAAAGAGCGACTTGTCCGTGCCCTGGTCGCCTACGAGTACGGGGACGACGGGTACGGCGGCACCCGGGGTGAGCTGCCGCATGACGATCCCCGCGAAGAAGAGCTGCGCGGCACCGGTCACCGCCGCATCGTAGTCGGGGTTCGAGTCGGTCGCCACGTCGAACATGTCTTGAAAAAACGATCTATCCTCTCCACGCCATCCCACGCCGGAAGCCTGAGAATGGACTCTTTCCACGGGTCTACGGGATTGCGCAGAGCTACCGCATTGAGTGCCGAATCGAGTCCTGAGAGAGTGACGCACGAACAACCGACGCGCGACACCGCGTCTAACCAATCGGCCAATTTATAGGTGTCCTGCGCCGTTACGTGGTCCTTGCAAATGTCGTGCTCGACGGGGATCTGGCCTTCGGCGGCTAACTTGCTTACTACGTGTTGTAGGTTAACCGCCGACGAATGGCGCTTGTCCTGCCTGTCGGGCCAATCCTCAATCGTACCGGCCAAGCGCTCCGCCGCTAGATCTAGAGGTGTGCTCAGCTCGCGCATATCGGCGGCGCCAAACGCAAAGAACTCTTGCAGTTTGTGCGACCAGATGCCCGGCTTACCGTGCATCGACACGATCTCGGCTTTCTGCAAATCCTTGATTTTTAAAGACTCCGAAGTCGCGTCGAACGGATCGGAGCACTTCTTGCCTAGCACGAAGTGTAGGTTTTCCAGCGCCTCGCGGACTGTCCCGCGAAGCACTTCGCCCGCGTGCTCGAAGACGACCGGCCACGACGGCGGCAGTACCTTGTCGCCCAACGCGCGAAGCGAAAGCGCGCCCAATAGCGCGCCATCGTCGCGCCCGGCCGCCAGCGAGTTGGCCATATGGTAGTCGAGCGCTATCCGTTTGGCGGCCAAGCGTTTGGCATTTTTAGCGTCGCGGATGAGCGTGTCGTAACGCCGCTTGTCTAGCGGTTTGATTTTGGGCATATCGCGCACCGCCAACGCGCCGCTATCGGTCCTGTATGCGGCCGGATGGCCGGGGCCCGCGGTGCGAAGTACCCAATTTTGCGTCGGGGGTACTGAACGAGTTACGCCTTCGCCCAATACGGGCGCGGCCTCGAAAATGAGACGGCTAGGCTGGTACATGGCGTCGTCGGACAGTTGGCGCACGAGCAGCGCCCCCGACTTCGAAATCACGATACGTCCGCGGCCCGCCAGCCACTGATCCATTTTGAGCCGCTCGGCGAGTAAAGGGATGTCCTCGCCCGACGTCACCGTCAAGTAGACGTGGATCCCGCGTAGACCCCTGTCGCCCACAAAAGACGACGACGATGGGCGCGCCACGCGCACCGCTTGCTTAAGCCAGGGCGAACAGTTTTCGAGCGCGTCGAGTGCGTCTTGGACAGTGCGATAGGGCACAGTTTCGGAGTCGATATCGACATCGATGACGAACAGCGCGGGCGCGGGGCGAAAGCGAAAATGTTCGTTCGTGCGCGCCACGGCGTTCGGCACGAACTCTACCCCGGCGCGCGTCGTCAACTCAACGCGGTCCTCCGAAGGAATGCCTACGGTAATCGCCTGATTCGGGCGAAGTCCCTCAAGGACGACGGGAAGCTCTTCGATGGTCGTTATTTCGACCGTTTCAGCCGAACCGCTCGTCATGTGGGCGATGGCCGAACTTGTCAGTTTGCCGCCCTCTAAAGTGAACCGTTTGGTTAGCTCGCAGGATGTAGAGGTGATGCGGGTCAGTTTGATGGTCATGCGTGGGATGCTCGATGGTGGGCGTGCGCCATCATGGTCGGGTACCCCACCAAAGTCAACTTGAATAAACGGTAAATTAAGTCAATGTTAAGCTTCGAGCCGCCAAACGCCGACGAACGGTCTTGGTTCGATTCGACGGAGTTCATGGTCTAGTTCGGTTAGCCGGTGGGCGTATGGGCGCATTCAGCGTCCAGAACGTGGGGTTAGCCTGTCCGATCTGGTATAGACCAAGCGAATTTACGGTAGAGCTCGCTCGCTTTTGTTACGCTCTTGTTACTTTCGCTAAGTGACTGATTTTGTTCGATTTCACCTAATCTTCTAAGCTTTAAATGCTCTAAAAACTGGACTAAAAATCATGGCATAATTACAAAAGCTAGGTTAATTCCAAAAGCAGTAACATATATATAGTCTTAGTAGCTTTAGAAGCTTAGAAGCTTTAGGCGAGCTCTACCGTAAGACCGAGCTCTACCGTGTACGCCTTGTAACCGCACGTCGGATCGTCTACGATGCAGGCATGGCACTCGACACGCTTGCACTGACATCCGATTGGGATCTCGACATTGACGACCAGGGCAACTGGCGCACCGTCGGCGACGCCACGCAGCGTTCGGCGCAGACTGGGGCCGGCATGCGTCTGGCTCAGGACGTTGCCACGCGGCTACGTGCGTGGCGCGGCGAGGTCTGGTTCGACGCCACCCAAGGTATCGATTACCCACGCTATCTCGGGCGGGCGCCTGCGCTGTTGCAGTTGCGGATGGACTATCAGTCCGAAGCGCTCCGCGTGCCGCTGTGCGCGACCGCGCTAGCCTCGCTCGATCTGGATCGCCCCGGCCGCACCGTCGGAGGGACGGTCTATCTCTCCGATCTCAACGGCTACACCGCCGAGCTGGCCGTATGAGCATCCAAGTCGTCCCGCTCGCGCCGCGGCCTAATCAATCCCTATCGGTCGTGCTGGGCGGCAACGACGTGCATTTGACGTTGCGCACGCTTGCCGATACGACATACCTCGACGTCATCGTCGGCACGACACCGGTCGCGGTAGGGCGTATGTGTTTGGACCGCATCGACCTGACGCCTCGTGCGCGCTATCTCGGCATCGGCGGTCTGTCGCTGTGCTTTGCCGATCTGCGCGGTAGGTCCGCGCCCGTTTGGACCGACTTCGGGACGCGTTACGTCCTGCTCAACGTCGCGCAGGGTCTGGCCTCCAGCGACGTGAGCGGCTCGCGAGCGTTGTTGACCTACGACGGGTCGTCGACCTACGACGGTCTTTACACCTACGGCGGCACACCCGTCTGACGCTTATTGCGCCGTTAAGCGTGGCTAGGTTACGCTCTGCACACCGCCTTGGTACTTCAGAGCTGTAGCACACATATGGCCGATCTTCCCGAACAACCTGCCGGCTGGCCCGGTATCCCGATGATATCGACGTCCGACCCGGTCCTAGGCGGTCAAGACGGCCCCGCCAATCGCCAGGCTGCGGCGCTGGTCTCGCGCTTACAGATGGTACGCGATCTCCTCGACGCCGCCACCGCCGCGCTGGCGACGTTGAGCCCGCAGGTCGACCAGCAAGTTCAGACGGTCAACGCGCTGCAAGCCTCTGTCAGCTCCGTGCAGACGTCCGTGCAGACGGTCAGTGGGGTTGCCACGGCGGCTCAGACCGCGGCCTCTGTGGCCGACGCTAAGGCCGTTGCCGCGCAAACGGCAGCCACGGCAAAGGCAGTCCGCATGGATCTGGGCTCGGTCACGGTCACTTACACGGCAAGCACCGCACTAGTGGCCGGCGCACGTTCGATTGCGGTGGCGTGCACCGGGGCTCAGGTCGGCGACGCGATCTTCGTGGCCGCGACCAACGCGATACCGGACGGCTACGCGGTCGGCGCGGCGCAATGTCTGGTCGCCGACACGATCCGCGTATCGGTGATCTACCCTGCGCTGAGCATCGGCAATAGCTTCAGCATCGCGCTACGCGTGTTTGCGCTGCGGTAACCCTTGACAACACTAGGCGATCTCTGTCACGATGCGATTACGTCGTGCAGGGCCCGGATGCGGTGCGTACGCCGACGCGCTGTGGTGAGTGGGTGGTGGTACGTGCGGCGGGCCGACATGTTGTGGGGCATCTCGGCTCGCCGCACCTTCGAAACTCTAAAGGCCCGCCCATGCTCAAGACCCTCGCACTCGATCTTCCCGGCCCCGACGCCGACGACCCCATCGTCCTGACCGAAGCTCCGGCGCTTGTTGCCGACCGTGCAGCGCGCGCAGCGCTAGCGGCGGTTAATGCGCCACTCGACGGCGGCATCGTCGCACTCGCGATGGAGCACATGCCCGCCGTCCTCAAGCTCGCCGGTCGCGGCATCGAGCTGCTCTCTCCGCTGGTCAATCTCTCTCGCCCCGTCCGCCACTGGACTAACCTATTGACCGTCCAGCAGGCCGCGCTTGGTCTGCACGTAGGGTTTCTCGTCGGCCGGCCGATCATCGACGTGCCAGTACGCATGCGCGCCGAGCACATCAAACGCAGCGCCGACGACGTCTCGGTGAGCTTTTGTAGCCCGCCGCTCGCCGCTGTGCTACACTCGGGGCGAGCGAGTTACCGCGAGCTCGAGACGGTGCTGAGCACCGAAGACGTCTACAACATCGTCGAGCTGCTGAACGTCGAGGCGATCCGAGACTGGCACGCCATGCAACAATCCCAGCAATAGTCACCCACCAAGGACACCCACCATGCACTACGACAGCTCTACGACGATCACCGGACAAGCCGGTCGCGACGCCGGTAAGTCTTTCAAAATCGGCGAAGTACCGCCGGTCGAGATGACGACCTTTATCCTACGCTTGCTCGGCGCGATCCGCCTCGACGGCGTGGACGAGCTGCGCGCGCTGATGAATCCAGCCGAAGGATCGAACGAGATCGACACTGTGCTGCGCCTGCTCGCCGGGTGCGACGCGATGGCCACGCGGCAGTTGATCATCGATGCGCTTGGCTACGTCACCATCGCGCCCGATCCGCAACATCCGGGCATGTTCCGCGCGCTCAGAGACGACGACATCAAGGAGCTCAAGACGCTCGGCGAAGTCATCGGCGCTTTCGTCCGCACCAATATCACCTCAGGCCTGTAATCAATGGCGATCACGCTACCGACGCTCCCGAGCCTACCGACCCTGCCGACGCAGCTGCCGTCGGCGTCGCTGACCCCTGCGGCGGTGCTCAACGTCGTATCGCTGATCGCAAAAAATTTGCCGAAAATCAATCCACCGACCCCGCTCTACGCGATCATCAACGCCGACACCGGTCTGCCGCTCACGATCCCCGATAGCTGGGGCGAGATGACGCTGCATTTCGCCGAGTACCAGACGACCGATTATCCCATCGAGGCTGGCGGGTTTATGTCGGCCAACAAGGTGCGTCGCCCGGACGGCGTCGAAGTAACGTTGATCAAGACCGGTACGGACCTTGCGCGCGCCACGTGGTTGGAGGCGATCCGCGTACAGATCGCCGCCGATCCGATTGCGCGCTATCACATCCTCACCCCGTCGGGCATTTACCAGTCGCAGACGATCACTCGGCTGTCGCACCAAACCCGCCCGGATCGCGGTAGTAACCTGTTGTACCTCGATCTGCAATTGACGGAGGTGCCGCAGATCACGACGCCGTCGCTGCAAGGCGACAACGCCGTCGAACCGGAGGCTGGGCCGACGCAGGAGGTCGGGCGCGTCTATCCGTCCGATGCCTCTCCCCAAGTGGCGTCGCTCGCTATCGCCGGAGCGTCGACCGGCAGCCCTTTACTCGGAGCGTAAATCATGGCCTCGCCCTCCATCGTCGACGAACTTGTCGTTACGCTGTCGCTAGACTCGCAGGACTACGACAAGGTCGAGGCGCGCGTCGAAAAGACCGCTAGCCGCACGTTTAAATCGCAGCAAGAGCGCGCGCGCAAGACCGATCAGACGGCGCGCAATCAACAGCGTCGGCTCAAGGACATGGCGCGTAGCGTCAACAGTTTCGGCAAAGAGCTCACCGTCGCAACGACGGTCGTCGCCGGCTTAGGCACGGCAGTCGTCGGCCTAGTCGGCAACTTTTTTAGCTTTCAAACCGCGCTACGTCAGCAAGCGATTGGCACCGGTCTGTCGGTCAAGCAAATGCAGGCATGGACCGGCACAGCCGAACGCATGGGCGTCGAGGCGCAGGCCGGCGCGCAGGCGATTGCTAATCTCGAACGCGAGCGCAAGCAATTCAACCTGACGGGCAGCGGACCTACGCTCCAGGCGTTTGCGCGCATCGGCGTCAACGCCGATCCGTCGCGGAGCACCGTAGACGTACTGGGCGACGCGCAAAAGCGCTACCGCGCCGCCGGCGCCGGCCAAAAACAGCAAATCGAAAGCACGTTGCTGGCCAGCGGTATGGATCCTGCGCTGGTCGGGATGATCAAATCCACGACCGACGTACAGCAGGCGTACCAGACCTCGCTCAAGCAGTCCACCGACGAAAATACCAAAGCCGCCGAGCAGTGGCGCGATGCGATGGCCTCGCTCAAGGCCGCGACCGTATCCCTGCAAGGCGTGCTGGCTGAGGCGCTGACGCCGGCGATCAAATGGGCGGCCGAAGAGATCCCGAGCTGGGTCACGGCCGTCAAGGAATTCGCGAGCGACGTCGTCGACGCGGGCGGTGGCGTGACGGGCTTTGTCAACGTCTTGTCCAAGCACTCCGATACGATGCGCGCATTGACGGACGGCATATCGACGGCGGTCGAGTACTTCCAGAAAATCTCATCGGCGCTTTCGGACGTGTGGGCGAAGGTGTCGGGATTTCTGGCCAAGGTCGGGAGCTGGATTGGCGGCAAAGCGGCCGACGTGCGCGATAACATCGTCGAAGGCCTGGCCAAGCGCAATGCGCACGTGGCCAAGGTCGGCGACGGCGGAGCATCGTCGCAAGAATTTGCGACGCGTCTGAAAGCGACGATCCGCGGTTGGTTCGGCAACAAGAATCCCTACGGACTACCGCAGAACGTCGAAGAGCCTGGTAACCCGTACGACTTGCCGCACAACATCGAAAACGATGCACCGCGTGCACGCGCCTCCGGCAAGTCCGGCAAGGGCACCGCACAGGGCGTGATGAACGAACTCATCGCGAAATACGGCATGTCTGTCGCGCAGGCGGCGGGGATTACAGCCAATTTGCAGGCCGAATCGGGCTTGGACCCGAGCGCGTACAACCCTGCCGGCGGCGGCACTGGCGCACGCGGCTTAGCGCAGTGGCGCGGCGACCGCACGCAGGCGTTCGTCAAACGCTATGGCGTCACGCCGGACAAAGCCACGCTATCGCAGCAGCTCGAATTTATGATGACCGACCCCACCGAACGCGCGCGGCTTATGAAGTCGATGGCCAAAGGCGGGTCGGCGTACGAGTATGGCGTCGGTATGTCGGTCGGGTACGAGTCGCACGGAAACACGGTCGAAGATCTGCGGCGCGGGCGTATGGCGGCTAAACTCGCCGGCGACTACAAGTCCGGCGACACCGCGAATGTGACTAACGTGAGTATCCAGAACATGAGCGTCCAAACGCCTGACGCGCAGACGTTTGCCGGCGGCCTACAGCGCATCAGTGGTACGCAGTCGTATAACACTGTGGTAAAGTGACGCGATGAACCCACTCCAGCAACGCCGCGCACGCGTCACCGTCAATGTCCAGCGCGAGGGCGCGACGGGCCTGCGCGCGCTCGAGTACGTCTTCGAGCGCAACCGAATGGTCATCGAGGTACGCAACGGCGGCACGCAGTTCAATAACGCGAAAGTGCAGATATTCGGCGCTCCGCTCGAGGCGATGAACAACATCGCCCGCTTGTGGCTCGAGGTCCTCAGCCCGTCGAACACCGACACGCTCGATATCGACGTGTGGGACGGCGCGCAGTTCGTCCCGTTTTTCCGCGGCGTCATTACCTGGTCGGCGATTAACGCAGGCTCGATCCCGGCCATCGCCCTGGAGATCGAGGCAAACGCTGCGATGGCGCTGATGAATTCGCCCGCCGCGCCGTACTCGTCTCCGGACACGCCCGTCAAGCTACCTGACGTCCTATCGGCGATCCTAACGCCCGTGGGCTTTACGGCTGACGTCACCGACGCGGTACAACAGCTGCAAGTCACTAAGCAATATCTGACCGGCACACCGATGGATCAGATCGCGACGCTGCTCAATCCCTATCAAGGCCTGGTCTACACCTTCGATCTGCAACGGTGTTACGTGCGCACGACGCAGGAGGCGCTGGGCGGCGAGCCTATCCGCGTCGATAAGTACACCGGCATGATCGGCTACCCGACCTACGCCACGAGCGGTATTACGCTCTCGATGCTATTTAATCCGCGCGTGCGGTTGGGCGTGGCACTCGACATCCGCACGGAGTTCGACTTTGTCAATCGCACGAAGTGGGTGACTTCGGTGTTGCAGCACTCGCTCGAGCCCAACAAACCTGGCGGCAATTGGATGACGCAAGTGGCCGCCGCCGCTTACGGACCAAAGGGAGGCGACAATGGCACTAGCGTCTGACGGCACCGCAGATGTGCCCATCCCGAAAGGCTACGTGGACTATATCGTGCGCTATATCCGCGACGGCAATACGATGCGCTCGCAGGTCTATCGCGTCCAAAGCGAGGCCGACGCCACACAGCGCGCGAACGCGGCCGTCTCCGACGGGGCGTGGGCGGGCTGGCAGATCGTCGACATATCGACCGTGCCTGAGGCTAAGGCGCGTTTGCGAGGCGATAATGAGTGATAATCCGACACTAGGCGCGCCGTTCGAGGCGCAGTTCGACTCCGGTCGCATGCAGGATTGGATCATGCGCCGTTTGATGCGTCAGATCCACACTGCCGCGCTCGTACGCGTCGTGGCCGTCTATCCGACCTCAGGCTCGGTAGGGTTTGTAGACGTCACGCCGATGGTACTTCAGCAGACAACCGACGCAACCGTACTACCGTCCGCACCCCTCTATCGCCTGCCGTATCTGCGCCTCCAAGGCGGTTTATCGGCGGTCATTCTCGACCCGGGCGTGGGCGACATCGGCTTAGCGACCTTCGCCGAACGCGATATTACGGCCGCGGTGTCGACGCGCAAGCCCGGGCCAGCGCCGACCGACCGTGCGCACGACATGGGCGATGGCCTCTATCTCGGCGGATTTCTGAACGCCGACCCGACTCAGTACGTGCAATTTTTGCCCGGCGGTGGTGTCAATATCGTCACGACCGGTAACGTCAACGTCCAAGCCGCGGGGACAGGCACCCTGACCGCGTCCAGCTGGACCGTGCAGGGTCCGGTCGCCTTTGCCGACCCGATCACCGCGCCGCAGGCTACGATTGGCGGCATCCCGTTCACGACGCATCGGCACACGGGCGTTTCGACCGGCAGCGGCACTTCCGGAACGCCCGTCTAATCTGATAGGATGGTCGCATGGCCAACTCAACGAACGTCCCACTACCCACTTTTACGGCTGCCGGGTTAGCCGTACCGTCCTCGCCGGATGTGCTGCAAGGCGTGATGGCCGACTACGTGTCGGCCTTCGCCGCGTCCGGAAAAGCGCTCAGCACGGAGCTAACGACCCCGCAAGGGCAGCTCGCGCAGAGCCAAGCGTACATGCTAACGCAGCTAAACGCGGCGCTGTTGCAACTGATCGCTAATGTAGACCCGGCGACGTCGACCGGTGCGTATCAGGACGCGCTCGGACGCATCTACTTCCTGACGCGCCAGCCGGCGACGTATGCCACGGTGACCGGTCGTCTGACCGGCGTCGTAGGGACGGTCGTCCCGGCCGGTAGTCAAGCCCGTAGCCCCGACGGCACGATCTGGGCGACGGTCAATGACGTTACGTTCGACGCGACCGGCACCGCGAGCGTCACGCTACAAGCGACCGTACCGGGCGCAGGCCCTTCGGTCGGAATCGACGGTCTGTCGATCTACCAACAGGTCGCCGGCTGGGAGGACATTACTAACGTCGCGCCGAGCACGCCAGGCGTAGACGTCGAGTCGACGCAAGCGTTCGAGGACCGGCGCGCGGCGTCGGTCAACATCGGGGGCGTAGGTACCGCCGCTTCTGTCCGCGCTGCCGTGGCTAACGTGCCGGGCGTGTCGGACGTGTACGTTTACAACAATGGCGGCGACTCGGCGATCACCTACGGCACCACGAGCTACCCGATCCCGGCGCACTCTATCGCGATTACCGTGGCCGGCGGTAGCGACAACGACGTCGCTAATGCGATCCACTCCAAGCTCGACGCAGGTTGCGGGCTACCGACCTCCGGTGGCGTAGGTACGTTGACTAACGTCATCGTCGTAGACTCGGTCAACTACGCCCAGCCTTACCCGCAGTACGTGATCCGTTTCGTCCGCCCGCTGCCGGTCAACATCTACATGCGCGTCGAAGTGGCTAACCTGACGACATTGCCAAGCACGTATATCCAAGACGTGCAGACGGCGGTGGCAAACGCGCTGTCTAACGGCTATAGCACGACCAGCGGCGACATTGCGGTTAGCCGTGCGCGCATCGGCGGGCAGATCGTCGCCGCGGCCTACGCATCGGCAGTGCTTGCACTAGGACGGGTCAACCCCGTTGCGATCTATGTCGGTCGCTCGCCCAATCCAACGAGCGGGCAGTCGCTCACCTTAGGCATCGACGAGCTGCCCGTCGCGGCTGCACTTAATATCACCGTTGCGGCGGTCAATGTGTAATGAGCGACTACGCACGCACCATCATGCGGCAGTATGCCAATAGCGCGACGCTCGTTGCGCTATTGGATAGCTTCGACCAGTGGGTCGACCTGAGCAAGTTCTCGGCCGATTTCTTGGCGAACGTGTGGGATATCAGCACCGCGACGGGCATCGGACTCGACATCTGGGGCCGTATCCTAGGGCGTAGTCGTTACCTGCTCGTCCAGCAATCGCCTGGCAACAACTTCGGTTTCAACATCAATTCGGCTAGCGGCACGCAGTGGAAAGGGTTTAATCAAGCGCCATTTTACAACGGCGAGAGCTCGGGTAACGTGTCGTACGCAATGACTGACGACGCCTACCGCCAGTTGCTGTTGGTCAAGGCTGCGGCCAATATCGCCAGTTGCGACGTACCCTCGATCAACGCGCTGATGCGCGCTATGTTCGGATCGCGCGGTAAATGCTATATTGGTTACGATCCTAACAACCCGATGCACATCGGCTACCACTACGAGTTTTACCCGTCGTCAGTGGAGAGGTCGATTATCGAGTCAGGACTGTTTCCGCAGCCCGCCGGCACCACGGCGCAGTATATCTACAAGACCTTGAGTTACAGCCCGTTCGGATTTGCCGGTGCGAACACAGGTGCTAACCCGCGCGCTGTCACCGGATTCAACCAAGGTCCCTTCGTCACTACTAACCGCTAAGGTACGACATGCAATCGATCAATCAGCCGCAAAAAATCCTCGTACCCTTCGCGCAAAACGATAGCGCGAAGGTCGAGATTCCGGTGACGACCACGAGCCCGGGGCGTTTTTCCCAGACCTTAGGTTCGCCGCCGGAGACTGCGCTGCCGCCCGAGTCCGGCGGTACCCCTCCTCAGCTGCCGGATTTTAACGGCGCGATGAATCAACAGTCGCGCCTTGCGTGGTGGATGATGGCCGGCGGTCGTTTTGCGTTCGACGCGACCTGGGCCAACAACACCTACGTCAACGGCTATCCGCGTGGTGCGGTGCTGCCCGCCGCAATCGGTGCCGGTCTGATCGGCATGGGCGAGTGGTACAACAACGCCGAAGCTAACACGGCCGACCCGGACGTCAACGGCGCAGGTTGGGTGCCGGGCTATCACTACGGCGTGACGGCGCTGACGGGCCAGACTGGCGGCACGCTGACGCTATCTCCGGCGCTGGCGGCTAAGCGCACGCTCACAATCGCCGGTACGCTGACGTCGAATCTCGTCGTTGTCCTGCCGACCTGGGTCTACACCTGGCGCATCGTCAATAACACCGGTGGCGCGTACACCGTCACGGTAAAAAATGCGGCGACGACCGGCGTGGTCATCCCTCAAAACGGGGTGTCGACGACCGTACATTGCGACGGCACGCAGGTCTCGTTCGACTCGCCTAACATCCCGGCCGCGGTGCTGTCCACGCAGCCAATGCAGCTCGGTCAGGCGACAGGTCGTTTACTGGCCGTGCGCCGCTTTGCCGTCGCTGGCGCGACGACCTACACACCGACAACCGGTACTAACACCGTGATCGTCGAGGTCGTGGGCGCAGGCGCGAGCGGGGCCGGTACCGTGGCCGCGTTGAGCGGGCAAGCCGCCGCAGGTGGCGGTGGCGGTGGCGGCGCCTACGCTAAGGCGCGCATCGTGTCGGGCTTTGCGGGCGTGACGATCACCGTCGGCGCGCCGGGCGTATCGGCTGCACCGGGTAACGCAGGTCAAGCCGGTGGCGCATCGAGCTTTGGTAGCTTGGTCGTGTGTCCGGGCGGAGCGGGCGGCCCGCAAGGCCAGGGTAGCTCGTCGGCTAACTACTCCGCCCCCGGTCTGGGTGCCGCGGCGCCGACCTTTGGCGGTAGTGCCGACGTGATCATGGCCGCAAGCGGCGCGGCAGGTAGCCCGGGTCTGTTGTTCAGCTCGAGCATCGTCATCAGCGGCAACGGTGCTAACACGCCGTACGGTTCGGGCGGTGGCGGCGCGGGTTCGAGCACGGCCGGTCAGACTGGTACGGGGTTGAGCGCCGGCGGCCAGGGTAGCGGGGGCGGTGGCGGGTTCAGTACGTCGGGCGGTAGCCCTGGTAGCGGCGGTTCGGGCGGTGGCGGCCTCGTACTCGTTTGGGAATACGCGTAAACCGACAGACAAACGAAAGACCCGCCGAAAGGCGGGTCTTTTTATGCGTCGCGAAGGCCGAAGATCAGATTTCCGGCGGCCATGCGCTTGTCCACCTGCGTGCCGTCTAGTGCTTCCCACTGGAGTGCCATCAGGTACAGACAGACCGTCTGCCAATCTGCCCGCCCTGCGGCGGTCCAAAGCTCGTCCCAGTCGCGGATGCGCTCGACACCGATGATGTCGGCAACGGCGTAGAGGTATCCGACCTTACTGACGCACCCCGGTTGGCGGGTCATCAAGACAAACACCCGCGACTCCAGGGCTCGACTTACACGCTCGATGTCTGCATTTAAAGCCATTCTTGCGACGCTCTCAGGTTGGGCGCTACGTTCGATAGCGCGGCCATAGCCGAGACGCAAGACATTGTCCGGGCCGCGGCGAGGAAACTCAGCACGCGGCCAGAATACCATTAAATGTTCAGCTGCGTCAGCGCACGCACGCTGGCGTATGGTCTCCAGTTCAGCATTCGCCGCGTCGGCAAAGCCCTGATCGTCCGTACTGCCGTGATTGTCAGCCTGCATTGTTTGCGCCCCCTCTCATCGCGCGCGGTGTGAAGTAGTGACCGCCAATCGCACCCAAGAGCGGGCCGAGATTGCCGAGCAGCAACATCAGCACGTCTTTATTCGTCGCGGGCGTCTCCACGCGCATCAGGACGGCCAATGCCAGCCCGTACAATAACATGACAAAGATCGCAATGCCAAACCGGGCAACACCGATATTACGAGGTTCAGGGGTCATACGCTCAGTCCGAATAGGCGCTTGGCCTGTGCTAGTTTGGCCCTGCGGTCGTCTAGACCGTTCGTGCCGCCGTTGATCGCCCTCGTCACGCCGACCACATCGTCGGCCAGCGCGAGCGACTTGAGCTGCGGCCGCGCGACGGTCCAATACCAAAAGGCCGCGTCTACGGCGTCCGTCAGCTCGGCCAACATCGTGGGACTCCTCACCACACGGGTGTCGCCATACTTCCAAACGCTATAACGGGCGTAGTTGCTACGCCCGGTCACTTGAATGAGTCCGCGTCCCTTGTACCGCACCCCATCCCCGGGCTGCGTGTTGCCGAGATCCTTTCGGCCTTCGTACGCCTTCCCGCTGGCGAGCTCCTCCAACCACTTCCCCGAGCCGGATTCGTGAGCCACTTGCGCGAGGAAGTGGCTCTTTTCGAGCGGCGAGGTCAGGCCGAAGCGGATACACCCTGCTTCGAGCAGTAACGCAATTTCGGCGCTGAACCCTAGTCCAGCTGCGACAGTCTCAGTTGACATCCCCGGTGAGCCCAAATGCTGACCGCACGTTGCGGCGCAACCAGCTTACCACACGCTTAACCGGATTTGTGTGCAACGGAACTTTGGCAGACTGTTCGAAATGCGCCAGCAGGAACTGCGCTTCAGGAAGCACTAAGGCTCCGGCGGCTTTGTGGTATGCGGCCAGCGCGTCGCGAATGTCCTGTTCGAATTTGTCGAGCCCGGGACGGTCGCTAGAGGTCCGCGCCAAGCGCACTAAGGTACGCACCGGAGCGCCTGGAGCGACGGCGTAACCGGCGTCGCGCAAGGCTGCGACAAACGCCGGCTTGTGGGCGTCGATGGCGCGGAGGAAGTCGATCAGTGTGCGAGCATGTCGAGTGTTGTCAGTCATTGTCGTTGATCTCGTAAACAGGTGCGATAGTGGAACGCGGATCACGACCGTAGCGCCTCACGCAGGCGGCGGCTGTGCGCTGGCTCTCGAACAGGTATCTAACCCTACCGGTCGTAGGGCAGACGTGTCGCGATACCGCCGCCCGGTCGGCCGGGTGTATCGAGTGGTTCAGGACCGAAATGCCGTTGCCGACCCGAATTTCCCAACCAATAGGCTTAAGCGTCGTCTTAGACATCGTGGCCGTCCCGATAGACCGGCACAACGGAATAGTCGTTGCCGTCGCCAAAACGAATACCGTCTACGACCTCCTCTGCGGCCTCTTTGCTAGCAAACAGATAGTTTCTAGGGTCGCGCCTACGCGTCCTATAGATCCTACAAAACTTCGCCCCCGTATTAGGCGCATTAAACGACGATGCCTGGTCGCCCAACAAGATGCGCCAGCCGAGTATCTCACGATCACTCATGCCGCTGTCTCCTTGTAAACGGGTACGACGGTATAGCCCACCCTAGTACCGATGGCTGAGATAGATATCAGTTTGTCAAGCACAGATTCGGCGGCCTCGCGCGTGGCGAACAGATACGGTGTACCCCACCCCGGCGGGGCGCTTATACCTCCAACGTGGGTCGCGCCCCAGTTAGTCGCGTTGAACACGGAAACAAAACCGTCCATCAGAATTCGCCAGCCGAGTATCTCGCGCTCGCCTGAGGGTTCCGGTTCCGGCTCGGGCGCCGGCGCCGGCGTCGATACCACGGGCGTGGCCAGGCTTTCCTCCACGGCGCGCAGTTCGAGTTCCAGGACGAACAGTTCGTTGACGATGTGATGCGCGCGGTGGCGCAGGCCGGTTTCCGCATCGCACAGCTCGCCTCGACAACGGAGGCTGTCATGACGGTAGCTCGCGTCCTGATACCGCTCGATTCCGTTGGCGACATTGAGCCAGTTGTGGGCGTCGTACTTGCCGGCCCCGAAGGTCAGTACGTCCACGAGCGCGGACAAGGCGCGCGGCATGCCTTCGAAAAGTAGCCGCGGTTGCACTTTGCCGGCGTCGAACTTACGGCCTGTAGATTCGTTCATGAGAGTGGGTTCCCGTGGTTCGTGCGTGTGGCGTGTTGGGCTTTCGCTAGTTCTGGCGCGCCGCCGAATTCGCCGAACAGTCTCGCAACGCGGAGGATGAAACGGGCGGACGACTCGGCGCGTGGATTGCGGATAGCGACGATCTTGTCTGTCACGTAGATCTTGCGGTCGGTATTCATGGTCTTTCCTTCATAGTCGATTGTCATCGGTGATCGTCTGGATCGTGACTTCGGCGCGGCCTACACCGTCCGCCTCGCCACGCAGCAAGACTAACGCGTCTATTTGCGAGTCGTCAAGCCATATTCGCTGATCTGTTAAGCAATCGATCATAATTTTCTCTCGATTTGCTACGTCCCACTTACGCTTCCCCATCGTCGACGGTGGGAAAAGCGTGACCCAGACCATCAATCGGCCGGTCAACGGCGCGGCGGCCTTGCCGACAGGCAGTAGCTTAGCGACCGCGCGTTTGTAGTCGCGCGCCGCGGCCGACAGGACGATGCGTCCGTGCACCGCACGCCAGATGGAGTTGAGGGTCGGCGGCCAGGGTAGCGTCAGCCGAAGATCAGTCATTTTGCCCTGCACAGAAGTCGGCACGAATGTATCGGACTTCGAGGCCGCCGATAGGCTCGTCCGACCACGTGACACCATCGACCGCGTGAGGAAAGGGTACGTCGCGCGCGGTGGCATCGGCGTCGATGTCTACTTGCAGATAGATCGTTTCCGGCGCTTCCCGATCCAATCTCGGCAGATCGTGCGGTTCGTCGCACGAGCCGACCGCGGCGCGAAGTACGACCTGCATGTCTGCGAGGATGCGCGCGCGTCCGACAGGGCCAAGGGCGTCGAACGCTACGTCGGTCAACGAGCAAAACGCGCGCGCCGCTAATTCTGCGGGGGACTTGAGTCTAGTCGGCACGTGTCGGTCTCCTAAGATGGCGGTCACGGCTGGTACCCGACGGCGCGCAACGCGTCCATCGCCTCGCGGTACTGCGCGCTAGCGGTGTAGGCGTACTGTATCTGATGGCTGACGGCGTTGCTCGACCAGGACTCGGTCAGCGTACGCGCTTCGCGGTCCAGCACGCCACGGTGGTGAAGATTGGCCAATACGGCAGACGCGTGCGTCGTCTCGCGGTCGATCAGAACCGACAGATCGTAGGACGTGGTAGGGCCTTCGAGCGCGAGCGCCACGGCGATAGATGCCTGCGTACCGGGTTCGATGCGCGTCCACCGTTTCCAGCGTTTCTCGCGGGCACGCGACTGAACCGCCTGCCGAGTGCGGTGCGGGAGCATTTTAACCGCGAGCTCGGAGCCTCCGACGAGATAAGCGGCGCGCGCCGTACGCTCTTCGGCCGTCGTCCATGGCCGTACCGTGCAACTCGTATTGGACGCTGCGACGCGCAGCTTGTCCCAGGTCAGCGGCGGGTCGAGCAGCGACAGACGGTTCGCGGCGGTCGCTTTGACGACGTTGAGGCGCTCGGCGATCTGAGCTACGGTCAGTGTCTCGCCTTGGATGCTGTAAGTCTTCATAGTCTTAGTCCTTGCGCTATTTCGCAGGGCGCGGGGCTTGCTGCGCGTGTGGGTGGACTTTGCGGCGTTGACCTTTAAACCGTCCAGGCATGTGGACGCGGTAAGGGTCTTTCTGCGGACCTTTAGCGCGGTCGAGCGCCGCGCGTTGTTCGGGTGTCATATCCATCGTGTCGAGTCTCTATCGAGACAGCGCCCGCATTAGCGGGCGCTGTCGTTCGATCAGCCGAAGGGGTTGTCCGTGCCGCTCGCCTGCTGGAACGGATTGCCGGACGACGCCGGCGCCGTAGGCGCGGCGGGAGCTGCGGCGACCTCCGCGCGGTACTTGGCAAACACGCTCTCGGACGGTTCGCCACCCTCGCTGCCGCTCGAACGGCGCTCGCCGCCACCGACGGCCATCACACCGTCCAGACTGAACGACACGCCGGCCGGACCGCCATTTTTGGGCGGGTACGCAAATCCATGCGCATTAACGCGGACTTTCTGGCCGGAGAAGAAATCGGCGCGGATCTTTGCGCCATTGATCGGCAGAGCCTGTACCGACGATCCGTCCAACAAAAACAGTGCCGGCGGATAGTCCGGACCGGTGCCCATACGGACGATCAGCCAGTCTTGCGGGATGCCGGCGAACTGCTTGTCCGGCTCCAATCGGCTGTGCAGCTTCGGCGCAAGGCGCATACCGGCCAGGCTACCGCCGGCAGCCGCCTGACAAGCGGCGGTCAAATCAGCACCCGCGCTCGGCGGGAAGGCAAATACGCCCCAGTACTCCGGGCGGTCGGGCTTTGCTTTACCGGCCTTGGGGGCATCCAGGCTGCCGGCGAGTAAAATTGCAACGTGATCGGCAATGCTCATAGTCTCAGGTCTCAGTCGATGCGCGATAGCGCGGGTGGGTGAAGCGGTGGAGAGTATGTTACGAGTTTATCAATTTGTCAAGATAATAAGCCTTTATGAACGCGTTATGGATAATCTTAGTCGCTGCGTAAGTAATGTGCGGGCGACCGCACTTGGTCAAGTCGGTTTCGCTCCGCGAAGCTTCGATAATCCTTTCGTTCGGAGCCCAAATGCCCTTACCGACGTGCGTGATGTAGCAGTCGCCCTTGCGCCAGCGCGGAGAACCTGCCAGCCGCCACTCGCGCAGTATCTCGATGCGCCCGCCGATTCCCGGACTCGAGCTAATCGATAACCAGACCGACCCGCCTTTGCCGTCCGTCTCGGCGTCGACCTCGATGCAAACGTGCGGTTTGATAAACGGTTGATCGCTAGCGGGGCGAAAGCGTTTGGAGTCTGGATGCAATAAAGCCGGTTCCAGGTAGGCGACTGCGCCGGGGACGATCTCGTCAAGTCTGATCATGTGGGTTCCTTTGGTCGTCGTACTTCTCTTCCAGCAGCTGGCGGATCGCGCGGACGGCGGCGAAGTAGACGTCCCCCGGTTCCATATCTTCTACGAGCACCTCGCGTAGGTGTTGTTCCAGAAGTTCCATTGCACGGAATGTGGTGTTCATGGCTTATCCTCTTTGGTTGGTGCGGTTAGGTACTTAGCGAACGCCTCTAATGCTACGTCAGGTCGTTTGCCCGTTGTCGAGACGTACGTCGCAATATCGGGATAACGTCCGGTGAGTTCAGCCAGCTGGTCGGGCGGGATCACCCCGTCGACCTTGCTGATCGCCGGAGGTTTTAGCAAGTCCATGCGGTCGGCGAGCATGATCGCTTCGACCGCCGCCGCGTCGCTGAGCCACTTCGGCGATCCTTTGCGATAGCGCACCGACACGGCCGGATGTTTGTGCTCGTGCAGGATGCGCACGCGCTCCTTCAGGTCCTCCTCGTACGCGGCGAACGCGGACCGCTGCGCCCACAGCGCCATTACCTCGTCGGGAGACAGGTCGGCGACCGTGCGAGGGTTAGACTCCGCTTGCAAGGCCTTAGTGCCAAATTCCGCCGCAGCGGGGCACCAGCGCGCACTTGGGCAGTAGGTGCAATGCTCCCCGGGCACGGCCTTCGGAACGTCACCACGAGCCATAGAGGCGGCCTCAGAGGCAATCGCCGCCAATTCGGAGTCTAGCTTCTGAGTCTCGGTCCGAATCCAGTCCGGACCGAGATCCAGAAGCGACTGAAACGGTTCGCCGACCATTGTCCGCGGCTGATAGACGAACAGCTGCACGTCGGACGGCGGGCTCGGCAGCTTCGCCGCCAGTAGCACCGCCGCGCCCGCGCATTGCGGGTTAGGTTCGGTCGCCGTACCGACGCCGACCGGCGACCGGCCGAACTTGTAGTCGCCGACGACAAGCCGCTGCAAATGCGGGTTGTACAGCGCAACGTCGACCACGGTGAAAACCTTTACGCCGTGCAGCTCCACGCCCTCGATCTTGTATTCGGTAAGGCACTTCGCCCCCGTCGCGTCGGCGAACATACCGGCAGCGTGCGTCGCGTACTTTTGCGCGTAGCGATACAGGTCGCCTTCCCAACGGCGCGCGCCTTCGGGCGTGTACAGGTCGGGGTCGTCGAGCCCTTCTGGCGGTTCGATTGCGGGCTGCGCACGGGCGTCGCCGAACGCGCGCTGGATGGCCCACTCGGCGACTTTGTGCGCTTCGGTCCCTTCGGCGGCAGCAGGTCCGGACGGCGTGCGCAACTGCGGTAGGAGCGCCGACGCAGGGCACTTCGACCAGCGATACCGGCTGGACATCGCGACGGTCGGCTTCATCGGATCGGGCCTGCGAATGTAGGCGCCGTCGGGTAAATCGATGGGGTCGTTACGGTTGTCTGTCATAGTAGGTGTACCTTCATACGGGTGAGTAATGGTGATGCCTGGCGCACGTTACGTGGCTTATTCGTGCTTGTCAAGCTTTTCGAGCCGGTAAAAGAAACGGTAGAGGTCGTCGTGCGGTAGAGCTCGCCTAAAGCTTCTAAGCTTCTAAAGCTACTAAGACTATATATATGTTACTGCTTTTGGAATTAACCTAGCTTTTGTAATTATGCCATGATTTTTAGTCCAGTTTTTAGAGCATTTAAAGCTTAGAAGATTAGGTGAAATCGAACAAAATCAGTCACTTAGCGAAAGTAACAAGAGCGTAACAAAAGCGAGCGAGCTCTACCGTAAATTCGCTTGGTCTATACCAGATCAGACGGGCTAAGCCCACGTTCTGGACGCTGAATGCGCCCATACGCCCATCGACTAACCGAGCGCGAGCGTAAAAAACGATGCGGTCAGCGTACGTACAGTAGCGACATCCTCTCGCCACTTGTGATATGCTCCACGCATGAGCGACCCAAGCGCCCACGACCTACAGCCGATCCGCGCGTCTCTCGTTGCGGATCTGGTAGACCTCGTCAACCTCGACCTTTCGAAGGTGGTCAAGGTGGCGCTGACCGCGTGCCCGGCCTGCAAAGGACACGGGACAATTGGCGACCGCGACGAAGGGCAGGACGTGACCTGTCCCGAGTGCGGCGGCGTCGGCGCTGCCGAAGCGTTCGTGCTCGACATGGACGCGATCAAGACGCCGCGCATCGGAAGGCACGTCGAGCAGTGGGAGTACAAGCAGGGGCAGCTGATCCCTAAGTTTCGCGCCAAGTCGACCGCATTCGCTCAGCTGGCCAAGATCCTGGGCTTCGACAAAGCCGTCCTCGAAATCGCGCAGTCGGCTAGCTTTAGCGACACGCTGTCGGAGTCCGACCGCGCGCAGTATGTCGAACAAGTACGCGAACTCGCCCTTGCGGGGAAACTATGACGCCCGATCCCGTTCAAGCGCTGATCATCGCGGCGCGGACCAATTACGCCGCGTTCGTCTCTGCGACGCACCGACCGCGCTTCATCCACTCGGATTTTTCCTACTCCGTCTGCAAGGCGGTCGACGACTTCGTCGAAGACCTGATTGCAGGTCGTCGACCGATACTCGACCTAACCGCGCCACCTCAATTCGGAAAATCGTCGCTGATCTCCCGCTGCCTGCCTGGGTACGTGATCGGGCGACTAGGTCCGGTACTTGGTCACTGTCGCGTCGCACTGTCGTCGTACGCGCTACCGCGCGCCAAGGCAAACCTACGCGACGCGCGCAGCATCATGTGCGAGCCAATCTACCGGGAGATATTCCCGCACGCCTCGATGCTGAATTTCAAGGGCGGGCGAAACACCTACGATTATTTCGACCATCCTTATGGATTCATCAAGGCGCAGGGCGTTGGCGGCAGCCTGACCGGATTCAGTATCGACGTCGGCCTGAACGACGATTTGACCGCCGACGCGCAGGACGCATTGAGCCAGACGGTTCAAGACGGTCACCAGGACTGGTATGCGACGGTCTTCACCACGCGCCTGCAACAGCGCAGCGGGCAGATCAACATGGGGACGCCCTGGTCCGCCAATGACATCATGGCGCGCATCAAGAAAGTACACGAAGGCAAGCCGAACTATCGCAGGCTGAGCTATCCGGCACTCAACTACCCCGGCGAGATCGGCTACGATCCCGATTTGCGGGAAGGTGCGCTCGTCCCGGAGCTCCACAGCGAGGATAAACTGCGCGAAATCAAAGCGGCGATGTCCGAGTCGTGGTGGGCGGCGATGTACCAACAAGCGCCGATGTCGGAGATGGGCGCCATCTTCGGTAAGGGTGGCGTGCGTTACTATCGCCAGGGCGAGCTGCCGACCGCGTTTGCCCAGGTCATCATGACCGTCGATGCCGCGTTCAAAGGCAAGGAAACCTCCGACTACTGTGCCATCGGCGTATGGGGCAAGACCGCAGATAACCGTGTTTGGCTGCTGGCGATGCGGCGCGAAAAACTCGCGTTCACGGCAACTGCGCAGGCGATTGTCGATCTCAAGGCCGCCTATCCACAGTGCACGCGTATCTACATCGAAGACGCGGCCAACGGCCCTGCGTTGATCGAGATGCTCGGTCGCCACGTGCAAGGAATCGTAGGAGTACCTGCGCTGGGATCGAAAGAGTCGCGCTGGCACGCGGTCGCGGGCGTATGGCAGTCTGGCCAGGTGATGCTGCCGCACCCGGACGACGTCCCGTCCATCGTACCGGTCGTCGCCGAGATTATTTCGGTCCCGGACTGCAAAAATGACGATGCAGTCGACTGCATGGCGATGGCGCTTTATCAGCTGTGCATGCGCAATCCGATCTCTTCGATGATCACGCAGGACATCTTGCGCCTCGCCGCCGGTGGTTATTGACGGCAAAATCGTGTAGCATGGGCGTACTGCCCGGAGACTCCAATGGCTGACACCGACCCGACGCCGCGCCCAGAGATCACGTATGCGACGCTGCAACAAGCGCAGCGCGTAGACCCAAAGCGCGCGACACATACCTCGCTAGGCCTTGCGACGGTCCACGAAATCGATCCGACCGCCTACAGCCCGTACGAGCGTAACGCTGCGCAAAACGCGATGGCGATGGATTACGGCTTGCAGACCGGTCGTAACGGCCGCAATGCCTTGTCGTTCGTCGAGGCCACTAGCTGGCCGGGCTTCGCGACGCTAGCGCTATTAGCGCAGCTGCCCGAATATCGGACGATGCACGAGACGCCGGCCGACGAGTGCGTGCGCGCCTGGGGCAAGATCACCTGTTCGTCGAAGGACGATCTCGCCGGCGATAAGGCCGCGCGCATCACCCAAAAACTAGAGCAGTACAATGTGCGCACGCTAGTCCGCACGGTCGTCATCCACGACCAGGCATACGGCGGTGCGCACGTATTTCCCTTTCTCAAGATGGATGGCGATTCGGTTCCCTCCGATGCGCCGTTACTGCTCTCGCCGAGTTTCGTTCAGCGCGGCTGCTTGACCGGTTTCACGACTATCGAACCGATGTGGTTGTCGCCCAATTCGTACAACGCCACAGATCCGACGCTGCCGAATTTCTATCGGCCGGACAGCTGGATCGCGACGTCCGGAAAGCGGATCCATAACTCGCGCGTCCATACCGTCGTCGGCCGCCCTGTCGGCGATATGCTCAAGGCGGCCTATAGCTTCCGCGGGGTGTCGATCTCGCAGCTTGCGATGCCGTACGTCGATAACTGGTTGCGAACGCGTCAATCGGTTAGCGATACGGTCAAGCAGTTCAGCATGACAAATCTCGCCACCGATATGGCGCAGCTGCTCGCGCCGGGCGGGGCACAGTCGCTCGACGCGCGCTTACAGCTGTTCAACCTGTATCGCGACAATCGCAACATCGGCGCGTTAGACAAGGGTACGGAGGAGATACAGCAGACCAATACGCCGTTGTCTGGGCTGGATAGTCTCCAGGCGCAGTCGCAAGAGCAGATGGCGGCAGTCTCGCACATCCCGCTGGTCAAGCTGCTCGGGATTACGCCAAACGGGCTCAATGCCAGCAGCGACGGCGAGATCCGCGTGTGGTACGACTTTGTCGCCGGTTACCAGGCTACTAACCTCACGCCGCTGATGGAGTGGATCATTGACCTAATCCAGCTGTCCGAATACGGTCAGATCGACCCGGGCCTGGCATGGGAATGGTCGCCGTTGATGGAGCTGGACGACAAGCAACTGGCGGAAGTGCGTCAGCTCAACGCGTCGACCGACAGCACCTTGATGGAGCTTGGCGTCATCGACGCTAAGATGGTGCAGCAGCGGCTGGCCGCCGATCCGACCAGTGGATATGCCGGCGCGCTCGGCGAGCGCGACGAGCTCGATGACGTCGAGGAGATCGCCAAGCAACTGATGGCGGAGGCGCTGCACCCAACCACATCGGCGCCGCAGCCCGCCACCCCACAAACGGACACCGAAGATGACCAAGCCGATCAGCAGCCCGACGCGAAAGCCGATCCAGCTCAAAACGATCAGCCCGTCGGCAACCGCTGAGGATCAGTACGCCCGCGCGCTGGGTAAAGCCGTGCGGGCGATGGCCAAGTCGGTCGAATACTGGGTACGGGCGAAGTATCGCGTGGCGCACGAGGCAAACGTCGCCGCCGGAATCGTCACGACCGACTCTACGCCGTTTGAGGACCAACTCTCGTTATTCAAAGAGCTGACGAAGCTGCGCGAGCGCTGGGACAAGTACTTCGGCAAAATCGCGGAGGTGATCTCCGCTAAATTCGTGGACGCCGCCTATACGGCAAACAAACTCGCCTGGCAGGCGCAGACCAAGCGCGAGGGCTTCGACGTGCCGCTGCAATTAACGGCGGCGCAGCGTTCGGTGATGAGCGCCTCCGTCGCTAATAACGTCTCGCTGATCAAGTCGATTGCGACCGAATATTTTACCAAGGTCGAGGGCGACGTGACGCGCGGCTTTCTCGCCGGCCGCGACTTGGAGAGCACCGCGGCGAGCCTGCGCGCGTTAGGTCAGGTGACAGACAATCGCGCCGCGCTGATCGCACGCGACCAGTCCAACAAGCTTAACGCGCATCTTAACAGCGCGCGCCAAAACGAATTGGGAATTCGCTACGCGTACTGGCGACATAGCTCGGCGGGCAAAGACCCGCGCCACACGCACGTGCGCGCTGGCCGCGAGAAGTGGATCTACGACACGCAGGTCGGCATCGACTTTGGCGACCAATTCGGTTCGTCGTTACCGGGCACACCAATCAACTGCCGGTGCGGGAGCCGGTCGATCATCCCCGCCATCGACGGCGAGTTAGGCCCGGACGACTTAGTGCCTGTGCCTGGCTTCCCAGGCGCGTACACTAAGCGTAATAAGTGATAGTTAATAAGCGATAATATCGTAACTATTAGGCTACATAAGCGCCTAACGCTTGCAGATTACCAAATCGCTGGTATTATGCGGCTATGCATAATGCTTTCCACGACTACGCCTTCGACCGACAGTCCGCCCGCACGTTCGACGCGGATGGCCGTATGCGGGTTCGCGATTGCGTCATTTCGGTCGCCGAAGTTAACCCCTACTACGGGCACGAGATTCCGGGCTGGCGCGGACTTGGTCTGTCGCCCGACAAGGTCTACGACATGTACCGCGATCCAGCGGAACTTGAACGCGCTGCCACGACGTTCAATGGGCCTCTGATGATTCGTCACGTCGCGCAGACTGCGGAATCGCCGCAGAAAGAATACGTCGGCGGTACCGTGTACGACGTGCGCTACGTAAACGGTCAAATGCGCGCCGATCTCTTGATCATGGATCGCCAAGCTATCGACTACGTACAGTCGGGCGAGCTCGCCGATCTTTCCAGCGGCTATCGTTTCGTGCCCGACATGACCCCCGGGGTTATCGACGGCCAGAAGTACGACGGTCGCATGACCGCTATCCAAGGCAATCACGTCGCCCTCGTTGCCAAAGGGCGCGCAACCGGTGCGCACGTCGCAGATAGCGCGCTAAATCCAACGACAGGAGTAACCCCAGTGGATCCGAACGAAACCGCCGCGCCAGCGGCACCCGAAGCGCCCGGTACTGGCGCGGGCATCGCCGAAGCGTTGATGATGCTGACCGCTAAACTCGAGGCGTTGGACAATCGTCTGGCCGCCGTCGAAGGTGGTAAGCAGCCCGTGCCGCAGGCCGAAGCCGTAGAAGTCGTACCGCCGGTCGAAGCGGCCGACGAATCTGACGACTCGGAAGACAAAAAAGACGACGTCGCCGAAGACTCGAAAGACGACGAAGACGACAGCAAGGATAAGCAGGCGATGGACGCTGCGTCCGTGCAGGAGCTCGTCAAAGCTGCGGTCGAAGCCGAGCGTAAGCGCGCTGCGGATGTCACCGCCGCCAAGCAGGCGTGCCGCAACGATCTGGGCGACATGATCGCACTGGACGACGCCGGCGAAATCTATCGTGCAGCACTCAAGCAGCGCGGTGTCGACGTGTCGTCCATTCCCGCCGGCGCCGAGCGCGCAACCTATCAGGCTATCGACTCTGTCACGCGTTCTAGCGCAGCGTCGTTTGCTTTCGACAGTAACTCCGGTGCTAAGCCGGCCTTTGACCTCTCGCGCATCCGTCGCGCCTAACCGGAGTCTCTCCATGCCGTTTCAAACTAACATCGCAGTAAATCCAGCTATTGGCGTCGCGGGCGATTTCGCGTCGACCAATCCCCGTCAGTTCGTCGTGTCTGGCACCGTCAATCAGCGCATGGTTGGCGCTGGTGCCACTCCGGGTCCGGCTATTTGCGGCCGTTTCGGGCTGCTTGCCGCCGACGGTACTGTCTCTAGCACGCCGGGCTACGCTGCGGCGACCGCTGCGGGCGCGTCTAGCCGCATCGGCTTCATTCATCGCTTCATGGGCGCGGCGCTGTTTACCAATTGGTTGTCGCCGTCGTCGATGACCATTTTGCAGGGCCAGCCGGTCGAACTGTTTGCCATTGCCGATTTCTTCGCCGTCGCCGACGCGGTCACCGGTACTCCGACGCGCGGCGCGGCCGTGATCTGGAATCCGGCCACCGGTCTGATCAACATCGGCGCGGCAGTGTCGGGCACGACCGTCGACACTGGCTTCGTCCTCTTGAGCGAAACGGCGGTTGCAGGCCAGACGGTCATGATCGGCAAGAACGGCGCGTAACGGCCACTCACTTAACAACTAGGAACCTATAACGTGTCTATCAATAACGACCGCACCGATATCAAGCAGCTGGAAAAAGTCGGTATCATCTTTGACGGTTACTCGCCGAAGTCGATTTCGAGCGAAGTCAGCGCCTACGCGATGGACGCCGTCAATCTGACGCCGACATTGCAGACCACCGCTAACGCGGGCATCCCGGCGTGGATGACCACGTTCGTCGACCGTCGCGTCATCGACATTCAGCTGGCGCCGATGGCGGCTGCGAAGATCTTCCCCGAAGTAAAAAAGGGCGACTGGACGACCACCTATGGCGTGTTTGTGATCGCCGAGCCGGTCGGTCAGGTCGCCACTTACTCGGATTGGTCCGCCAACGGTATGGCGAAGGCTAACGTCAATTTCGAAAGCCGGCAGAACTACCGTTACCAGACCTGGACCGAATACGGCGATCTCGAAATGGCGACCTATGGCGAAGCGGGCATCGACTACGTCGCGCGGCAGGAAATCTCCGCCTCGCTGGTCATGGCCAAGTTTGCCAATACGTCTTACCTGCTCGGCGTTGCGGGCATCCAGAACTACGGCCTCATGAACGATCCGACTCTGCCGGCTCCGGTGGCTGCGACCGTCAACTGGGCGACCGCCGCTCCGGAAGACATCGCAAACGACGTGGTGGCGATGGTCGGTCGTCTGATTTCGCAGTCGGGCGGTCTGATCACCGGTCAGGAACGCATGGTCATGGCTCTCGCGCCGTCGGCCTTGAATAACGTCAACCGCACGAACAATTTCGGTCTGTCGGCTGGCGCGAAGATCGCCCAGACCTACCCGAACATCGAGTTCGTCGCTGTCCCGGAGTTCGACACCGCCTCGGGCCGTCTGGTCCAGCTGTGGGTGCCCGAAGTCAACGGCCAGCCGACCGGCGAAGTGGCCTACGCGGAGAAACTGCGCTCGCACAGCATCGAGCGTTATTCGACCACGACCCGCCAGAAGCACAGCGGCGCGACGTTCGGTGCGATCATCTATCAGCCCTGGGCCGTCACTCAAGAACTTGGCGTTTGACCTGATACACTGTAACACTTAGGCACTGAGCCATTAGCTAATCCCGCCCGAAAGGGCGGGTTTTTTGTGCGTGACATTCTTCACGAATTGCGGTACTATCACGCTAGTCTTCACCCACTGGATAATTTATGGCTCGCAACTCTAATCGCAGCAGCTCATCCATGCCGACCGACGCTACTGGTTACGTGACCGTCGCGTGCCGACTGCCGGCGGGCATGCGCCTCGAAGGCATCCCGGGCGTCGACGGTGGCGTGCTGATGCTCAAGGGCAGTAACGACGACTGGGCGCTCAAGATGGCGGACGAATACGGCGAGGCCGGTTTGACGTCGGGCGTGCCCGCCGAAGCGTGGGACTACATCGAATCGCACCCTTTCTACTCGCAGTCCAAGTGGATGAAAAACGGCGTTGTGTTTGCAGCCGCGCGGGTGAAGGACGTCATCAAGGAAGCACAGGAAGTCGAGGACGAAGCGACCGGTTTTAAGGGTCTCGATCCGACATCGCTGCCGGCGCGGATCGAAGATTCGCTGCTCGCCGAAAGTAAGCGCCGCTAATAGGTACCGCACATGGCCGTCGTCGTCTTCGACCCTACCGCATTCAAACTCGTTTACCCCGAGTTCGTCGCTGTGCCGGACGCGCGCCTGACGGCCTTGTTCAATTTGGTCGGCTATACGATCCTCGACAACACCGACGCGTCGGTGATTGTCGATCCGCTGCGCCGCGCACCGTTGCTCGACCTACTCGTCGCGCACATGCTAGCGCTGTTCGGCTACGTTAACGCCGACGGCTCGATTACCCCGGGGGCAGGAACCGTCGGACGCGTGGCGAACGCGTCCGAAGGGTCTGTCAGCACGTCGCTTGCGTACAGCACGCCGTCGGGCGCCGGCGAAGCTTGGTTCACCCAGACCCCGTACGGCGCGATGTACTGGGCGATGTCCGCGCCTTTCCGATCATTCCATTACGTCGCGGCGGGGTTAAGCGGCGTGGGTTACTCGCAAGACTATCTCTCGACGTTCGCGGGCGTCGAAACGCGCCTAGGCAACAACTCCGGCACTCCTAACGGCGTATGACGACCATCGCGCGCAAGGGCGTTAAAATACCGCCGCACCTCGAGGCCCAGTTCCGGTCGGGCGAAGTCAAGGCGGGCGTACTGTCGGGATCGACGTATCCGCAGATGACCTACACCGACCAGCGTACCGGCAAGCAGGTCAAAGACGCGCGCGGCGGTATGCCGGTAGCGGTCATCGCGCAGGCGCTCGAATACGGCCACGGGCAAAATCACCCACGACCGTTTATGCAGCAGACCTACGCCGCACAGTACCGCGCGTGGTCGCGCGATCTGACGTTGACTCTCAAGGCTGGCGCGGCTGCCGACACGGCGCTGCGCACGGTCGGTCAGCGCATGGCGGAAGACATTCAAGACACGATCCGCAACTGGCCCGCCGATAACTCGCCCGAGTGGGCGGCAATTAAAGGCTTTAACGCGGGGTTGCGCCAAACCGGCGTCTTGCTCAACGCAATCGATAGCGCTGTCATTATCGACGGCGAGCACGGGGAGGCACCGCGCGAATGAGTGGGCTCAATCTACATCGCATCGTGCGTGGCCCGATCCAGGTCGTCAATCCGGATGTCCCCGGCGATGTCTACATCTCGACCGGGCACACGACGCTGCGCGGTATCGTAACGCCGACGTTTCAGCGCTTGCCCGCGCAACGCTTGCAGGTACAGGCGGTCACGACGAACGACCTGTATCAGCTTAACGGGCTCGGCTACGCCAAGGACACGCAGAAGCTGTATGCGTACGGCACGTTGTCGGGCATCGTACGGCCGGAGGGCAAGGGCGGCGATCTGGTTAATCTCGCCAACACGTGGTGGGCGATTCAAGGTGTCATCGAATGGTGGCCGCAATGGTGCTCTGTCGCTATCACGCGTCAGGTAGACGCGGCGACGCTCGATGCGCTCTTGACGCAGCTGCGCAATGGGAATGTCGTATGACCGCCGCAACGCTGACGCCGACCGAAGACGCGGTATTTGACGCAATGTTTGGGTTCGTGGCGAAAATCCTTGACCTGCCCGACGACACGCAAGCGGTCATCAAGGGCTTCCAAAACTTGTCTTCGACGCCAACGGGCAGTTATGTTGTCGTCTCACCGGGTATGATGACGCGCCAGGATTTTGGGTCGCGTCTATACGACCCGGGACTCTCTAAAGTGGTCATAGAGGCGCATCTGACCTATAGCTATCAGGTCGATTGCTATGGCCCGCTCGCACCGACCTGGGCATCGGCCATCTCGGTGGCGTGGAAATCGATGTGGGGTGTCGATAACACCGCCCCGGCGTTCGCACCGCTCTACGCGGACGCGCCGCAGCAGCTCAACATCGTCAATAGCGAGGGCCAGTACGAACAACGGTTCATGGTCCGGTTGTTCGGGCAGGTCAATCAACGCGTGAGCTTGCCGCAGGACTTCTTCAGCGACGCTCAGCTCACTTCCCTTAACATAGCAGATCTATTACCATAGGTTCAACTGGCCGGAGATATCGCATGCCTAACATCCCAATTTCGCAAATCGTTTCGATCAACCCGCAGGTGGTTAGTGCGGGCGGTACTCAGGGCACGCTCGACGGCCTGTTACTGACGCAGGCGACCGGCTTTCCGGTGACCCAGCCGCAGGTGTATTTCAGCGCCGCTGACGTCGGTACGGCGTTTGGCTTGACCTCTGACGAGTACAATGCCGCTAGCGTGTACTTCGCCGGTATCCTGGGTGGCGGTCAGCAGCCCGCTAGCCTGACCATCGGTCGCTACGCGTCCGCGGCGACAAGCGCTGCCGTGTTTGGCGCTCCGCTGACACTGACCCTGGCGCAGCTCCAGACGCTGTCGGGCACGCTGATCGTCACGACCGACACGCAGCGCACGTCCTCGACGATCAACCTGTCGGGCGCGACCTCGTTTGCCAACGCCGCGTCGCTGATGACGGCAGGCTTTACCACGCCTAACTTTGCCATTACGTACGATGCGCAGCGTCGCCGCTTTGTCCTGTCCACGACTGCGACCGGTGCGACCGCGAGCGTGTCTGCCGTAACCGGTACGCTTGCCGATGGCGTCGGTCTGTCGACCGCGTCGGGCGCGTACGTCGAAGGCTCGGGCTTGGCCGCCGATACCGCTACGTCGGCACTTGATCGTCTTGCCGCAAGTTCGAGCACGTGGGCGATTTTTACCACCGCTTGGGCTGCGAGCTTGAGCGACCGCACCGCGCTTGCGCAGTGGACGTCCGATCAGGTCTACCGCCGCATTTACGCCGCGTGGGATCAGGATGCCGCCGGTCTGTCGGTCAACAACGTGTCGAGCTTTGGTAACATCGTCAAGACGACTCCGTACAGCAACACGATCCCGGTCTATGGCTCGCTCGCAAACGCGATGATCGTGCTGGCGTGGGGCGCATCGACTAACTTGCAGATTGCGGAGGGTCGTACAACGCTCGCTCTGCGGTCGCCCGTGTCGTCGGCCGGTGTGCGCGTCGATAACCTGGCCAACGCTAATGCGTTGTTGTCCAACGGTTACACCTACCTGGGCAAGTACGCGTCGGCTACTAACACCTACACCGTCACGTATAATGGCGCAATCGGCGGCCAGTTCCTCTGGGCCGACACCGCGCTCGGCTGGATCGCGTTGCGTCGTAACCTGCAACAGGCGCTGTTCGAAACCCTGCTGGCGTATCGCTCGCTGCCGTACAACGCCGACGGCTACAATGCGCTGTATCAGGGCGCGCAAGACGTGATCTCGCAGTTCGTGACCGCCGGCGTAATCCGCTCCGGTGTTGCGTTGAGTGCTTCTCAGCGTGCGCAAATCGATCAGGCAGCAGGTGTTCCGATCTCCGGCGACGTCATCGACAAGGGCTGGTACTTGCAGGTTATCGATCCGATCACGACGACTGTACGCACCGACCGCGGATCTCCGACCGTTAATTTCTGGTACTGCGACGGTGGTAGCATCCAGCGCGTCGTCGTATCCGCCACTACTGTCATTTAAGGACCAACACTCATGGCTGGTACTCTAACTGTTGCAAACTCCTCGCTGATCATCACAGTCGAGGGGTTGTACCCCTCTGGCGTGCGCCTCGAAGGTTATGCCGCCGATAACGTCTTCGAGACGGCGGCGGTGGAAAACGCGGAGATCGTAATGGGCGTAGACGGCAAACTCTCTGCCGGCTACGTCTTTAATCCGATCCAATTCACGGTCAATCTACAGGCCGACAGCCCGTCGCTCGACGTGTTCGAATCGATCTGGCAGCGCGAGGCCTCCACGCGCGATAAGCTGCGCGTCGGTTTCTCCGCCGCGCTGCCGAGCACCAACAAGCGTTATGTGCTGCGCGATGGCTTCTTCCAGAGCTACCAGGCGCCGCAAGCGCAGCGCATCTTGCAGCCGGCCAGTGCGGTGTTCATGTTCTCGCGCATCGAGTTCACGAAGATCAACTGATCTAGGCTGAGATCGTAAAAAAAACCCGCCTTTCGGCGGGTTTTTTCGTTACGGCCTAATGCCAGTCGCAGCCCGGGTACAGCTCGTCAACCCAATCTAGTGCAGTTCGCGCGATCATGGTCCCCGCGGCGTTAAGTACATTAGCCTCCTCGACTAGCCCAATCGACTTAAGGTGCAGCGCCTGGGTTCGGATCAGCTGCACGGCGTCGGACAATTCGCCCAATAAACGTCTTGCTTCGCCACGGTCAGTCATAAGGTTTCCTCTTGTTTGTTGGGTTCGAACTCTTCCAGCAGCTGCGCGATATCGCTCATCCTCTGGCGCAACAGCGCGGCGATGTCGCCGTGCACACGGCCTTTCGGACACCGCATACCGGACGCCCAGGCGTTCGTCGTCTGCAACGGGATATCTAACGCAATGTCGAGCTTAGTCGATGCGCGATGCCCAAACAGCAGGATCGCGGCCTGGTAAATCTGATCGGTATGCCAGCGGCGGTCGAGCACCTTACCGTCTTCGCGGTACCAGCCGCGCCAGTAGGGGTACTGGTCCGCGATAGGCACGCTCGCCGGAGCGCAGTCTATGACGCTCTGCCAGAGCGCCCAGAACGTCGCGTCTTCGCTCGTGCGTAGGCGCAGACCGGCCGGCGTAGACCACAACTTGCGTAGGCCGGCCGCGGGTGTGGAGCGCAGCGCGTCGGCCAGTTCGGCCGAAATGTCGCCGTTCGGATAGGTCACCCGCGCGAGCTGACCGATCCGAAATAGGATGCCGTCATAACTCTTCATCGGTGCCCTCCCACGCAGCGTCAAGGGCTTCGAGCGCTTCGAGCGCGTCGCGGGTTTGTTCGCGCAGCAGTGCGACGATATCCTCCCGCACGCCGGCGGAGATGCGCCGCTCACCGCTCGCCCATGCACGCACAGCGCGGTCGGAGACGTCGAGCGCAGCGGCGAGGTCGGTCTGCCACCGGCTACCGAACAGCATCCGTCCCACCCGCGCCAGATCGTTCGGCGTCCAGTGCTTGGGATTGTCGAACCCGATCCCGTATCGGTACCAGCCTTGCCAGAACTGGGCGCGCGCCTCGCTCGGAACCACCGCCGGCAACTGCTCGACCGGCGGCATCGTCCGGAGGATCGTGCGCAGATCCGCTTGTTCGCCGTCGGTTAGGTCGCGCGCATTCAGGCCCTCCAACAGGTCGACAAACCCTTTCGCGGGGTTCCGCAGGATCGCGTCAACGACGGGCAGGGGCAGTTCGTCGATTGGGTAGACCAGGCGGGCTAGCTGGCCCAGACGGAGCATGATGCGTTCGTTCGAAAAGGTCTTGTCGAACATCACTTGTACTCCTTCGCTGCGCGCGCTTCGTCGGAATCGGCGTCGAACCCGTTCGGCAGCAACTCGTCGAACAGTTCGTAGAGGTCGGGTTGTTGCGCCCGGTAGTACGCGATCTTGTCGGTGTACGACGCAAACGTCAGTACTCCGTCGGTGATAGTGTGGGTGTTGGTGTTCATGTTTTTAGGCTCCTTTAGCCTCGATGGGCGGACCCAATGTCCTTCCCCTGGTGCGTATTGTGCCTAATACTAGGCACATGTCAATGACCGTTCGTCGGGTCGACGAACGGCAGACAAAAAAAGCCGCTGATTCGCTACGCGGGCTCAGCGGCCAAGGCCTCGATAGACTCACCGCCCTAGGCGGTAAGCTCGTCCAACATCATATCACATCAAGACGCGGAATAGTTCTTCATGCACGCCAGGAAGAGGCGGCGTTCGGCAGGTGTAAACTGCGGCAGTGCCTTACCGTGCTGGACGCCGTCGAGCGGCGCGACGACCTCTTTCAGCGCGTTGTACGCATCGTGCCCGTGCTTCGATATGAAGTCTCTGCCGGTCGTGATCACGTCCATGTGGCTGTCGCTAGTATCCAGTGCGGCTACGTGTTGCGACTCGACGTACGCAACCAGATCGATACCACCTACCGACGCGACTGGCGCTTCTGCGCTCGCGCTGGCGGTGGCCGCAGTACCTTGGTCCGCCGACGGTTGCTCGGCGCTAGGCGCGTCGTCTCCTCCGGTAGGCTCGGTTGCATCTCCTCCGGTGTCAGCGGTGTCGGATGTAGCTCCGTCAGAAACTGCATCAGCGGCGTCGGTTTGGGTTGTCTGGGAATTGTCGCCATCGGTGGTGTCCTCGTCCGTAGGCAGCGAATGCGTTTCGACGATGATCGGGCTAGCGTCGTTCTCTACTGGCGTAGACTTGCGGCGACCACGTTTGCGTGGTGCGACTATGGGCGCTTCAGGCGGGACGATGTCAGGAAGCTGAGTGGGGAGTTCGTCCGCATCCGTCTCAGGATCGAAGTAGTACGCGTAACCGCTATAGTCTGGCCCACTGACGGGCGCTTCGTTGGCGATGGTGTCCGGGTACAAGTCCACCCCGCCCGATACCTCAGGAAGCTGAGTGGGGAGTTCGTCCGCATCCGTCTCAGGATCGAAGTAGTACGCGTAACCGCTATAGTCTGGCCCACTGACGGGCGCTTCGTTGGCGATGGTGTCCGGGTACAAGTCCACCCCGCCCGATACCTCAGGAAGCTGAGCGGTGGTTGCGTGCACTACCGGCGCCGTAACACCGCGTTGTATCAACGCGGTGAGTTCGAGGAGTTCGGTGATCGAGTCGATGATGATTTTCACTTGATAGGTATCCTTTTGCGATTATGACTGACGACGAAACGCACCGGTACTGTAGATCGTCACTAGCGTCTCGCGATAGTGCGCCTCGTTGGTGCGGATATGTGCATGTAGGACCTGCATACGCTCGAGCGACGCCGCACCGCGGTGGCGCACTTGACGCGCGTTGTTAGTCGAGATCTGCCACAGCTGCGCGGCGGTCTCGATGCCGACAGCGTCCACCAACTCGCGCACGGTCCACGTAGGCACGGGCGTCGCATCGGCGTCCAGAAAATCTCGCGGGTTACGTTTAGTCGTCGAATTGGTTTGGCGGCTCATCGGGTTGATCTCAATGTGGTTTGCGACACATTACAGTATCGCGTCGCGAGTGTCAAACATTCGCCGGGAGCAGTGCATGGGCGAATCTTGGAAAGGTCATCAGCTGGCGGGCGGCGACGCGGGCTGCGGCCCCAATCGTTGCTCGCGGGGCAAACGAATCGACAGACTCCCACCACAGATCGAATAGACGGCGCGAACGGATGTCGTGCGCGTTAGCCGTGCCGGCCGTCGTAGACAGGATGTCGCCTACCGGGCCGATATCGCCGACTTTGAGTGACGGCAACCGCACACGTGGCGCAGCTTCGAGCCGCCACAGCTGCCATACGAGCTCTTCGAACGCCGCTGAATTAGGCATCATGTCCGCGGTGCGGGTGCGCTCCTCGAATCGCTCGCCTGCGTCCCAATCGGCGGACATGGCCGACCAATCGTCGTCGATGGTGTAGCGATCATTAGCGATGTCCTCCACGATGCAAGCGGGGTAGGTATACACCATCGCGTGCCGCACGATGTAGACGCGCTGATAGGCACGCAGGTCGCGCAGGCGTTGTTCCAATGGATAAGCTTTCATTGCGTGCGTTCCCAAGTGTCGTTATCGTCATCGGTGAGCGTTTGACCGACGTCGAGTTGATCGAGTAGGCGAGTAGCGGCAAAAGGGTCGCGCCACCCGAGCATAGATGCAGCTTCGATAGTTCTTTCGCGGTTCGACAGTGGCCCGAACGAGCTATTGACTATCTTGAAAAGCTTGGTGTCGGTCACGATACGCGCTCCCAGTACTCGCCGTCGTTATCCCGCGCGGAGTCGCCGATTGCGAGCCTGTCCAGCTCCTGCGACCCGGCGGCGATGTCGTCCCAGCCGATGAGCACCGCTTCGTCCAGCGACACGGTCCCTTGCACGAAGCGATTGCGAAAATATTTGGTCATGTTTGCGGTCCTCATGTGATGTTCAGAAGTCGTCAGCGAATAAACGGTCGTCGCGGTAGTCCGCTAGCAGCTTTTCGGCTAACGCGGCGCTGTAACGTAGGTCTTCGAGCGCGGCAGCGACGTAGTTATGCCTACGTTCGCAGCAGGCCAGTAGCGTGCGTGCTGCAAATTCTAGGTCGGCTAGGGTGTTAATGATGCGGTAGTCAATGTCGGCTTTACTTGCCATGGCGGCAGTCTCAATGGAGGTGCTTTGCTTGATTGAGGTCAACGGCCGTACGGGCTGGTTCGAGTAGCTGGCCCGAGACGCGTAACGCCTCACGAACCTCGCCTAGCGCGGCCGTAAACAGCTCGGGTTCGTCGTTGTCAAACGCTTGTACGAGTAGTGTCGTGCTGAGTTCGAGGTCGGACAGCACCTCGACAAGTACCGCGATCACATCGTCTGGGCTTGTTTCTTCGGTGTCGTCGTAGTCGTCCATTGCGGCAGTCCTCGTTGGTGTGGGTGTAGGTTCCCACCGCGTTACGCATATGTCAAGCACTTTTATCAAATAATTTCGACCGAAGTGCAGAACTGCGGCGTACGTCACTTACGCCAGTACGGGGACACGAAACCTTCGGCGCCGAGCGGTAGGCCTGGCGCCCACAGCGGCGCTTTGCTCAGTCGGGCCTCTAGCTGCTTAAGTCGCAGCTCGGCGCGGTCTTCAGGCACTTCCAGAATCACTTCGTCATAGACGTGGTGAACGATCTGCTCTACCGGCGCGACAGAAAGCATCGCCTCCCAGAAGAGATCGCGGGCGAGGCCCTGAGTCATGTTATTAGACAGG